GTTGAGAAGTTGGTGAAGGTGTATTTGAAGATGAACGCGCGGCTAGGTGAGATGCGGGCCACGTACGATGCAGAAGAAAAGGCTCTCAAGGCCCAGATGTCGCAAGTAAAGACAATCTTGCTGAACTATTGCAAGGTGCAGAATGTTGAGAGTGTAAAGACCACCGAAGGGTTGTTTTACCGGTCGGTCACGACTCGGTATTGGACGAATGATTGGGAGTCCATGGGGCGGTTCGTTGTCGAGAATAACGCTCCTGACCTGCTGGAGAAGCGCCTACACCAAGGCAACGTGAAGCAGTTCATAGAAAACAACCCCGATCTAGTACCCCCAGGGCTAAACGTAGATAGCGAATACTCGATCACAGTAAGGAGAAAATAGGTGGACCAGAAGCTTTGTACGATTGATGCAGTGGCAGATTATTTTTCGGTGTCTGTGTCGACGGTACGAAATTGGCTGCGGCAAGGCAAGTTGCCGGAAAGCACGTATATTAAGATCGGCCAGACGTATCGGTTTAACTTGCAGCGGGTTGCGGAGGCAATGTTTCCCCCCAAGGTTACGGCAGAACCCGTACCGGTTGAAGTGGGGCCCACCCCCGTGCAGATGGAACTAGACTTCACGATGCCGGAAACCGCCCCAGTACCGGAAACCGCCCCAGTACCGGAAACCCCCGTGGTTCTTGAGCCTACCCCAACTACTGCCCCCGTTACGGCAGTTGACGAAGATATCTAATAGGAGAGTTTAATGTCTAACGCTATGACTTTGTTTGGTAACACCTCGACGAATTTGTCTGCGATGTTGTCCGGGTTTGAAGACAGCCTGACTGGTATGCTGGCAGGGGGCGGCGGTGGTTTGCGTCGTCTGAGCATCAAGGGCGGCGTGTTCCGTGAGATTGTGGGTGGTAAAGAAGTTCGCACGAGTGATGAGCGTGCAATGAATGTCGTGTTTATCAACGCGGCCCCGGTGTCCCGTAACTATTACAACTCCCCGTATGTTGAAGGTGAAGCTCCGCGCCCGGTATGTTGGTCCTCAGATAGTCGCGTGCCCGACGCGGACGTGCCCAAAGATACGAAGCAGGCCCAGCGGTGCATGGACTGCAAACAGAACATCAAGGGTTCCGGGCAAGGCGAGTCCCGCGCATGCCGATTCCAGCAGCGCACTGCAATTATGATCGAGGGGGAGATGGATAAGCGCGAGGTTTATCAACTGGCGCTACCTGCGACCTCAGTATTCGGCGACGCCGAAAACGGCAAGATGCCCTTGCAGGCGTATGGTCGCCACCTCAAGGCACACAACACCCCGATTATTGCTATCGTGACCGAGATTCGGTTTGATACGGCGAGCCCGACGCCTAAACTTGTGTTCAAGCCTGTGCGGCCCTTGACGGAAGCTGAGTTGAAGATAGCCCTTGAGATGCGCGAAGATGAAACGACGGTCAAGGCAATCTCTATGCTTGTGCCGCAAGTAGACGGCAACATGCCCGAAAAGGCCGCGCTAGCCGCCCCGGCACCCGCGCCGAAACCCGCGCCGAAAGCTGAACCGGTCAAGGAAGAAGTTAAGGCAGCACCAGTAGAGGAAGAGGTTATTGAGCCTAAAGTATCGGCGAAAAAGACCTCGGCACCGGTTGAAGAAAAAGCAGACTTAGATAAGATGCTGGCCCAGTGGGATGACTAAGTAGTCTCTCAACGGCGAGGGGTGGGCATAGCTCACCCCTTTTTTCTCCCCATTGCCTAATGGTCAGCATGGACGCGCAAACATTTTTAAGAGGGGTGCTAGGGGATTGTGGGTATTACTGCGTATGGGCTTCCAGGCGTACAGATAAAAAGATAATACAAAAGCTCTACACCGAGTTAGACGCCGTATTGGGTAGTGCAAACCTGCTTGCTGATAATGGGTTTGATGCCTACTTCGCACTGGGGACGTTCAAAACTGCCGACAACCGCAAGGCCGAAAACGTCGAGCAGATGCGGTCCCTATTTGTCGATTTGGATTGTGGGGAAGGCAAAGGCTATGACACCCAAGTCAATGCACTCGCGGCCCTACGAAGCTTTTGTAAAGATCATAACTTTCCTCGCCCGACGTTGGTCAATTCGGGGCGGGGTATTCACGCGTATTGGCCCTTGCAGTCCCCTATGTCTGCTGCCGAGTGGAAGCCGGTAGCCGAGAAGTTCAAAGCTGTTTGTCTGGAGTCTGGGCTACATATCGATCCTGCAGTGACTGCCGATTCGGCACGAATTTTACGGGTACCCGGCACCAAGAATTTTAAGGATGACCCTGCAACCGCAGTACAGATTGTGGGTGCTCTGGGTGAGGCTACGCCGGTTTCGGTGTTCGTCGAGCGGTTAGGGGGTGTGGATGCCCCTGTGCTGTCTGTGCCGCCTGTGGCGTTACCTGTAGCGCTTGACCCGGTGACCCAGATGATTGCCGGAAGTTACACCAGCCGGTTTAAGACTATCGTGCTTAAGACCGCGCAAGGATCTGGGTGCGAGCACATCAAAGAAGTTATCAACAATCAGGCGGGTATCAGCGAACCGCTATGGCGGGCGGGGCTGTCGGTTGCTAAGTTCTGTGTAGACGGTGATACGGCAATCCATAAGATATCCGCAGGTTATCCAGGGTACACGCAGCAAGAAACCGAATACAAGGCTTCTTTAATTAAGGGGCCGTATCTTTGCGACTGGTTTAATAAAGAGCGTCCGGGGGTATGCACCGGGTGTCAGCACTGGGGGAAGATTAAATCCCCCATCTCACTTGGCAAGGAAGTAGCCGAAGCAACCGAGCAAGACAACGTAGTCCACGTTACCCCACCTAGTACGTCGCCGAATTCGGCACCGGAAATTGTGACCATACCCAAATACCCGAGCCCCTACTTCAGGGGTAAGAATGGCGGGATATGGAAACAGGTTGAACTCAAGGACGGGGATACTAAAGACGTACTTGTTTATGTAAACGATCTCTACGTAGTGCGCCGCGTCATGGACGCACAGAATGGGGAAGCCGTTGTTATGAGATTGCACCTACCTCGGGATGGCCTGCGAGAGTTTACGGTGCCTCTGACAGTGGTTAGTTCAAAGGATGACTTCCGAAAGCAGTTAGCAGCACAAGGCGTTGCCCTACTTAACGTAGCTGATTTGATGGATTACACGATGCGATGGGTGACTGAACTTCAATTTAAGGCCGAGGCGACAGAAGCACGACGGCAGTTTGGGTGGACGGACAACAAGGGCACGTCCTTTGTGCTGGGCAACATGGAGGTATTCAAGGATCGGGTTACGCCGAATCCGCCAGCGGTGGCGACTTCTGGGCTGTTCCCTGCGTTTGCCAAGCGCGGTACGTTTGAGGCGTGGAAAGAAGTCATGGCGTTCTTCAACCGACCAGGGCTGGAACTGCATCAGTTCATGATTGGTTTAACGTTCGGTTCGGTGCTAATGGAGTTTCAGCCCGTCAACGCGGCGGCTTTCCACGTCTGGTCTAAGGGGTCAGGGCTAGGCAAGACTACTGCGATGTTTGCAGGGGCGTCGGTGTGGGGCAGCCCGGATCTTATCGTGCTGCAAGACCGTGATACGTATAACTCCAAGATGAACCGCGCGGAAGTCTATAAGAACCTTGTCGGGTACATGGACGAGATGACTAATACGCGCCCACAAGAATTATCAGACTTTGCCTACCAGTTAACCAGCGGTATGCAGCGTAATCGACTAAGTTCTAAAGGCAACGTGGAGCGCGTGCGGGGGGAGCCCTGGAAGACATTGTTTGGGACGACGGGCAACACGTCGATGATTGACCGGATTTCCAGTTATAAGGCACTCCCACAAGCAGAGGCCCAACGCATCATCGAGTATGAAGTACAGAAGGTAACGATCCCCAAGGAAGAGACAGATAGGCTAACGCACGCGATCAAGGAAAACTATGGGCACGCGGGGGTGCCGTACCTGCAGTACGTGATGAACAATTTAGACACCGCTAAAGAACTTGCGGTAAAAGTCCAGCGCAAGATGGATGAACAAGCGGGGCTAGAGTCTGCTAACCGGTTCTGGTCGGTGCTTGTCTCTCGCACGCTGGCGGGGCTGATGCTGGCAAAGCAGGCAGGGCTTATTGATTGGAATCTAGCCGGGGTGGCGTCGTTTGCTCGGGACCTACTCAAGCGGGCTAAAGCGGAAGTCAAAGACCTCACGGGGGTGGATTCTGAAACAATCCTCGCAGACTACCTTGGGGAGCACTACAACAGCATGCTTCGGATCCGGAGCACAGACGTTACGAACGAGACAAAGACAGGAATCGACCACCTCATCTTGCCGGAAGCAACACCGAGAGGAAATCAGATTGTTGCTCGGTACGAGTACGACATCAAGAAGCTATTTTTGGTTGTAAAACCCTTCCGCGAATGGTGCAGCAAGCAGCAATTAAACTATAACTCAATCGTGGAAGATTTATCTAAAGGTCCGATGCGTGCGTTTAAGCACAAGACGAGGATTGGACGGGGCACACACTTCAACGCCCCTCCGACGGCAGTTATTATTTTAGAATGTAGGGACGGGTTCTTGACCGATGGCGATGCGCAGGAAGGTACCGCCTAGAAGGCTGCTCCCACTATGGCAAGCTAGGCGTAACATACTGAACCCAGACGGGGTGCCGATTATGGTCGACTGGTCGGTCTTTGTTCCTGGGGCATCAGTGTTTATCCCGTGCATAAATTCGTCATTACTTGTTAGCCAAGTACGCAGGCTAGCAAAACGCAGGGGGTGGCAGATATCCACTGCGGTAAAAGTCGAATCTTCTTACTGGGGGGTTCGTGTTTGGAGACTAACGTAGGAGAAATTATGA